TTCAGCAACACGTTTACCGTTACCTACATCAATCATTTCTTTTATAAAAACATAACCACTTTTTCTTAGATCATACATACGTGATGCTAATCTTAAGCAACCATATAGTTGCAATGCTTCAAATGCAGTAATTGAATTGCCTTCATCAAGATGTTTTTTTATCTGTTTTGTTTGTGAGTCTGTCATTGCTGTTCTCCATTAGTTGTTTGAATTGATCACCACTCATGATGACTAGGGTTTGAGGAGTACCTGTTCTCCTCTTATAAAAGGCAATGTCTCTGCCTTCTAATACTTTGAAAGGGTTAGGGAAATTAGACTTATCTCTATACTTTACTTCACCCACCAGCTTTCGTCCGTTGACTTCGAGGTGGATGTCACCTGAGTATTCTCCTCCGAGCGCACCGCTGAGCGGAACTCTTTTGGCTTGGATGCCGATTTCTTTGAGCCATTTGACGAACCAGTTTTCGTGGTAAGTTCCTTTGAGTTTATTTTTGTTTGCCATGTATCCCTCTGATAGCAATCTAAACATATAATGTAATGTTTAACAGGTTCTATGTTAGCTAGTATAGCTACAAATAAATCGGAATCAACACCACACGCTTCACAAGTGGCGGATTCTTGCCTAAGTTTTTTTGAAGTTGATCTGGATCTCGCAGCCAAGCGCATCTAACCAACACGTAAACAAGAAACCTGATGGCACTCGTTTGTGTTGTTCCCATTTATGTATAAGTGATGAAGCACACCCAATCCTATCTGCTAGTTCCTCCTGTGATATACCAAGTGTGCTTCGATGATCAACCATCTGCTCGATAAGTTTTTCATACGACCCTGTAACATAAGTCTCGTCTTTATAATTCGGGAACGTTTTTATCTTTGATCTCACTTGCTAATGCTAGGTATCCTATAGCATCTACGATTGAGTCTTCTTTGTACCCACCGCTTGATATCCTAGCTAGTTTCATTTGTGCTAACATAATAGGTACTTGCCACGTTTGTACAGTATGATCAAGTACCTCCGACCAAGCTCTTGCAATCATTAACATATTAATATGCGGATCACCGTACTGATTGTTTCTATCTTGACTAATTAATTGATTGGCTTCGTGTAACACTTTATCTCTGCGTGTCATAAAGATTGGTTTTGGATTCATACTGGGTGTCCTTCTATTTCATTTGAATTATGACGTTCCCATTTTTCATGACACATTGCAAGAAAAGTTTTTTCGTCATGATAACTAGGATCAATTTGATATTGATAAAAGCCTTTGACCTGCTCATCTATATTGGTAATCCACACAGTAGGTACTATGTTTTGTAGGTAATAATCTAGTACCTCTGTTGGTATTGCGGTAATAATCTTAGGCATTTGTTAATGTCCTCCATGTGTCAGAGCGCATAGCTTTTGCTACTGCATCTGATCGTTGACGTTGTGCATTCTCAGGTACTGCACAGTCACCAGTATGTGTAGCCCACTGAGTCATGGTATTGTAAGCTGCCCATGCATTGTGACCTAAATGATTTACCTGATCATGATGTATGCTAAGTAAGTTTTCTAGCTGCCGTTTGTTAAACTCATCATGCTGTCTGTATCTGCGTGATGTTCTAACTAAATTCTTTTTAAAGAAATCTTCTACTGTATTCCAATACATTGGCTGCTTAGTGTATGCAGTCCACATATCTTTATCATTGTAGAATTGTTCAAGACCTTGCTTCATAAGGTTAGCACCTGCATCTAATCCTAATGAACCATTCTTAGTATGCTTGGTGCGTTGATGACTAATAGTATCTGGTGTTGTACATCCATTCATACACCACAACCTAAATGCTTTTGCTTGCTGTGATAAAGACCAGCTAGCATCGTAACTATTAAACACTTGAGTTTGGAATCTAATATGATCACCTACTACTGGTTCGACTATTAGATTAGGGAATATAATATCTATCTTAAGCTTTCTGCCATTGTCATAATCAATAACTTTAAACTCATAATCACTGCTAATGTCTGCTTGTTTAAGTGCATCGTAGGTAGAATTAACTACATCATCGTGTGATATGATATGATATCCATTGCCATGCACTGCTAATACTTCTTCTGTATCTGTACGAATCAATGCTTTGTGTGAATTGACAATAGTTCCATTTTCTATTTGAAGTGGCACTAACTCTGTGTCGAACTGCCAATTCTTTGTTGGGTATGATTGCTGATTTAAAGTATCTAACATAATGTTTCCTCCGTTGTTGTTGTTAGTTAAGCAGTTTTAAGTCTTGCTTAGGACGTTAGGATTAAGAAGCTTTAGTTATTGTAAGCTCCACAGCTGCTGGGCGTTCTTTCTTTGCGCCATATACAAACTCTGTACCAAAAGCATCTTTGTAAAGCTTGTTCAGTACATTGATGTGAATCAACATATGTTTGTAATCCTGATCTAACGCTTCGGTAAATGCTACTGTTCTGTTCCAAGCTTCACTATCTTTTTCGTTAAGCTTTTGTTCTTGAGCAATACTCATACGATCCCATTGGATATCATATGTTTCTTTGATGCCTGAGAATCTATCGTTCTCTTTGGTCTGATACATTGACCTATGAGCATTGTAACAAGCATTGCGTATTTGTGAGTTCTTTTGATAAGTAGAAAATCCGTTGAACAAATTCTCGTAATGTGTGGTAATTTCTTTAGTCATATTAATCTCCATAAGTTTGAATTAAATCAAGATCATGTCTTGACGGGTGGAATAGGACATAACCATCTTCCCTCTTGGGCTTGTGTGAACACAAGGAAGGAGAGAGCGACGACCTTGTGGTTACAAAGTGGTTGTGTCAAATTACAGATGGCAAGTTATGTTCATTGATTTACTAACTTGTGGGAAGATTGATCTGATGCAAAGAAATTACCTAAGCATTATGAGCATTTGAGAGACTGATTTGCGTAATCCTTTGCGTTAATACTATTGTGCGTTGACATAAGCATTGTTGACGTGCCATCAATGGGGGGATTACAGGGGGGCTCTTAGGAGGTATTAGATGAATGAATTACAACGTAAACTAACTACAAAACAGATGGCACTGGTGGATACCCTCGTAGCAACTGGATGCACGATTACGCAAGCCGCATCGCAAGCAGGTTATGCACGTGGTGATAGCGGTAGAGTTACTGCTAGCAAGGCGTTAAAGCTACCGCATGTGCAGCAGTACATGATGATGCGAGTGCAAGATACGATTGGATTGAATGCTACGAAAGCTGTCGCACAGGTAAGCAAGTTAGCAACCAGCGCGAAGTCGGAGTATGTGCAGCTAGAAGCGTCTAAGGATATACTGGATCGTGCAGGGTACAAGCCTATTGAACGCGCACAGGTGCAGCTTGCTGGCGACATTAGTGTTAGCATAGACCTTTCGTAGTGCAGGGTGGGGGTCAAAAACTACGCACTCAGTTACTGTAAGGGTCTACAACAAACATTATTCTTGAAAAAGGCTCGATGTCTGCTACAAGGAAACCACACACACAGGAGTTTGTTATGGAGAAGGAACGATTTAATCACGAGTTAGTTGCTAACTTAACAAAAGAAGATGTGATGAAAATGTCTGAGGAGGATGTTAATAGGGTAATAGATTATATTTCTCCCCCCACTGCTGAAGATGCTTCTGTTATACGAGAAAATTCTAGTCTCATAAAGAAAGCAAGCTCTTACGGTATAAAAAATTTATTGGAAAAAAGAAAAAAAGTTTACTCTAAGCAATTAGGTTTTCTTATGGAAAGATTAGATATATTGCACAGAGAGGAAGGGATGTGATGGGATTTCCATTAGAATTAATTACTATGCTAGGCTCTACGCTTTTAGGTGGTGTTATGTCTATCTGGGGTCAGGCTTTAAAGGCAAGAATAGAAAACAATAAGATGCTGTTGCAGAGAGCAGAGTTTCGCGCTGATGCAGTTAATACAGCCAGAGAGTATGGTAGTAAGGATAAGCATTTTGCTTGGACTCGTCGACTCATTGCCCTTGGTGCTGTGGGTGCTATCATTGTATTGCCAAAGGTAGCTGCAATATTTTATCCAGAAGTAGGTGTTGTTGTTGGTTACACAGAGGTAGACGGAGGTATTCTTTCTTGGCTTCTTGGTGGTCATGAAGCAGTAGTTTGGAAGGAAGCCGCAGGGTTTGTTATTACACCCCTAGACACACACATGGTTAGTGCTATTGTCGGGCTATATTTTGGAGCAGGATTTACAAAATGAAAACACCAGCATGGACTAGAAAAGAAGGTAAGAACCCTAAAGGCGGTCTTAATGCCAAGGGTAGAGCTAGTTATAAAAAAGGTACACTTAAAGCACCAGTTAGTAGTGGTGACAATCCTAGACGCGCTTCATTTTTACAACGAATGGGTAAAATGGCAGGGCCAGAAAGAGATTCTAAGGGTAAGA